TTAATAATTCAGCTTCAAAAGGAGGCATTTGTTGGCATGATACCACATGCTCCAGTTCCGCAAGTTATTGCGCATCGCCTTAACACAACAACAAAAATGTACGAAATATTGATGCGACACTTGATCAACGACACTGAGTACGCTAAGAAATACGCAAGTCTTACAATGAACAAGTATCTTACTAACTATGAATTATTCAAACCTCAAAATAAAGCACAATTCAATGTTGTTTTGAGAAAGTTTAATGCCGTCCTGGTTAGTTTCTATAAAAAAACGCGCCATTTTCACGGAGACCTCCATTTGAATAATATCGAACTGACCTTTGAAAAAAAGAATCCATACAAAATTCACAAAATCGTTATCATTGATTTGGGATCTGTTGTCCCTTTCCCAAAAGAATTAGATTTTACTCCATTTAGATTTGTGAATCAATTTATGGAGCCTGTGACGAAAGCTTTTAAAGCCACATTTAAGCGACGTAACTTTAATAAGGTGGAAAATAGCAGTACTCACGGAACTATAGCGTGGATGCAGAAGCTCGAAACAAGCGTGATTCACAACTTGCAACAAAAAATTAGTTTTGATCCTTTTTGGAGAGAGCTTTTATTATTAGGAAAAAAGAGAAACTTGGGAAAAGAGAGAAACTCAGGTGTGAAAAGGAAAATAAACGTCTTGAACGTGTTAACCCCGCCAAAAAGTTCGAAACGGAAAAAAATGATAGCCCCAAAGAAAAAGACATTGAACGTGATAACCCCTCCACAAACCAAGGGTCCAAGTTGGGGGTCCATGGCCTACTTTAGAAAGGAATATGAAAAATATGGAGAAACTTAATCCAATTTTAGTATAATTTCTGGTGGAGTAGTATATGTACAATTCTTCATGGCGTTTAGACGACGAGTCATCCAAATGGATTTACAATAAAATATTATTCAAAACAACGAATGCGTTCAAGTATTGGATGTGTCAATGCATGGAAAAGGGATATGTTTTGGGAAGAACAATGGGAGATAAAAGCGTGCATGGTGTTGTGTATCATTTTACGCCACAATATCATCCCATAAATGACAAACTCGACTTGTTTGTTCTTAAAACAGTTGAACATAATGCAACTGGTTTTGAAGCTTTGTTATCTCAACTTAGAATTGAGGCGGAAATAGGGATGACACCAAATGCTCCTGTTCCAACGGTATTTGCTCACCGATACAACAAAAAGACACGCAGGTACGAAATCTTAATGCAAAACGTTATAAAAGACACAAAACAACTCATTACACACAATGCGTGCACATTAAAAAGATATCTCGAATATTTCCCGAAGAAACCCCAATTTAAATTGTTTAAAGAACAATTGAAGAAAAACCCTCATCCAAACCCGAACTTACTCGTAAAAAAATTCCACGATGTTCTAATCAAGTTTTATAAAACCACACGCCATTTCCACGGAGACCTTCATTTGGGAAATATCATTGTGACGTATAAGAAGAACGATCCTATATCTATTGGTAAAATCTACATGATTGATTTTGGTTCCGCGATGGCTTTCCCAAGATCCTTAGACATGAGCAAACTAAAGTATGTTTCTGATTTCATGGAACCTATTTCCCAAGTGTTTGATGCTCTCAACACCCGAGATAACTTCAACTCGTGGGAATTTGAAACCCATATGGGCGATTATGCTTGGTTACAAGGGCTTGAAACAAGTGTTATTCACAATTTGAAACAAAAGGCAAATTATAAAAACTTTTGGCAAAAGGTGTTGTTGATTGGTAAGATCAATTCAAACTTAAGTTTCTTCTTACAACAATAATCTAAAACATTGTATTTAAGTGAAATCCCAGATTTCCTCCTCACAATCTGACCACCACCACCACCTCTCCCCCCTTCTTCTCCTACATGTCTTCATCATCCTCTCCGTCGGACAACGAAGATTCTCGGCCATCGAACAAGCGCCGATTTGAAGACGATCATCAAGTTCCTGTTCATCATCTTCGTCGTGAACACCAAGTTTCGCGCCGTCGTGAACGTGTTTTCGACCAAGAACACCAAGTTCCGCGCCGTCGTGAACGTGTTTTCGACCAAGAACACCAAGTTCCGCGCCGTCGTGAACGCGAACGCTTCCAGCATCGTGTGCAGCGCGTTGAGGGCGTCCACCCCTCCGAGCGCAAGCGCCAGTACACTCTCCGCGCGTTCTACAAGTTGCTGCATTCAGTTCGACATGAAGTTGCGCAATTCCGCACCTTCACGGACGAGTTGCAACGAGACCTGGAGAACAACGAGTGGAGCGACATCACCCCCAAGTTCATGCTTAGCAAGCAGATGCAGTTCCTCCAGCGGATGCACCAGTTTGGGCACTGTCCAGTGTCTGGAGACGCGATCGGCGCAGACACGTACATCAACCAATGTGGACATGTGTTCAACAAGGTGTCACTAGAGACGGCGAACCCCAAGCTAGAATCATGCCCCACATGTTCAAAGCAAATGGTATACCCATTCGACTTTTAAATATATTATATCTTTCACACATTTTGAAATCAATCTTCATCTTTCACACATTTTGAAATCAATCTTCATCTTTCACACAGTTTGAAATCAATCTTCATCTTTCATTGAAATCAATCTTCATCTTTCACACATTTTGAAATCAATCTTCATCTTTCACACAGTTTGAAATCAATCTTCATCTTTCACACAGTTTGAAATCAATCTTCATCTTTCACACAGTTTGAAATCAATTTTCATCTTTCACACAGTTTGAAATCAATTTTCATCTTTCACACATTTTGAAATCAGTTGCTCATTTCCTATCATCACCAAGCATGACTGCACCTTCCAAGATGACTCTCGACTTTTACAAAATGCTTGGCGAAGTTCGATTTGAAGCCCATCATTTCAAGATGCAACTCGAGAAACTAAGACGAGAACTTGACGACGATATGGAAGCTGCTAGTGCTCTTTGTCTATTGAGTACGATTTATCAAAGCTAGTTTTTCAAATGATGAGCGGCGAAACTCATAAAACCGAACATCACATCAAGCAACAATGGTATATATGCATTTGGTTTCTCAAGGTAGGCGTCGAGAATAAACCACGCGTAAAACATGACATGAACTATGCGAAGATCTTTCCACCATATTGGCGCCCCGAAAGTCTCGGGTCCAGTTTGTCTGGAATCTGTTACATAAAGGTAAAGCATACCCAACATGGGTATGAGTAACAAGGTTGCCAAATATTTTCTGTGTGTTATATCAAGTTTGTACGCCCCATACACGAGTAACAGTCGTGACGTCATGCAACCAAACAAAAACAATAATATTCGTTTATGAATGTCTTTCATCCTATACAATTAAGATAAGTTAAAATAAACGTTTTTTTGTTTTGTTAATCCAATCAATCAACAACAAAAAAAGAATTAGAAATCTGGGTTCAACAATAAAATTAAGTTGGAAAGTAAGATTATGAACGCAATTATTGCAAAGTACGGCACTATTTGTTGAATTCACTAGTTCATTGGTATATTATTAGGCACAATGTAAAAATATATAGATTCATAAATTATTACGAATTTATATATTTTTTTGTTTTTTTTGTTTTTGCGTTGTTTCCGTTTTTAGTTCGAGTAGGCAAGACCACCCATGCCCGACATGATACGGAGGATGTTGTTGGATACCGCGTACACTAGGAGTTGACCATCGTCACCCACGTTAGTCTTGAGACCGTTCAGAGAGAGGGTCACGTTGTCAAGACGCGAGAAGTTGCATGTGCCTGAGGGTTGGTGAGACTCGGGGTTAAGAGCGAACGAGTACAGGTACACATACTTCTGGGGCACACGAGTGTGGTGTTGGTAGGGTTGCACCAGGCGGAAATAACCCGCCTCACGTTCAGTGAAACGATCATGACCGTTCAGTTGCAGCTTGGCGGTGTCGAACGCTTCCGAACCAGAGTTGGACCAGGCTTGGTCAGCGTCGAAAGAGGCGGCGGCGTCCACCGTAGAAGACCCTGCGAAGTCCATGGGCTGGGCGTCCTTCATACGGGACACCCACACGAGCTCCTTCACGGGGTGGTTGAAGTTGAGACGATGGTTGTTGTCCTTGGTCGACTCGGGACCCGTGTGTTGAAGTTGTTCGATGAGGTACTCGTGTTGGGACTGGGCGAACATGCGGCGCTCGTCGGTGTCAAGGTACACGTAATCCACGAATAGACGGGGGTTTCCGTTGAACTTGAGGGGTTCGCCAGAAGTGGTGGAGAGCTCCGAGCCAGAACGGAACTTGATGTTGATCTTCACCTCGTGGTATTGGAGAGCAATCAGGGGAAGCGCCAGACCAGGGTTGCGGCAGAAGAAGAATTGGAAAGGCACGTACACCTTATCGGACTCGGGAGCGTTGCTCGTACCCGCGTCACGACGCGCAATCATCTCTTTGAAGCCCGCGCGCTTCTCCTCGGGGAGGGTCAGTTCAGACCAAATCTCCATCCATTCACCGTAATGTTTATCGATGCGTTGACCACCGATTTCAAGTTCTACAAACTCAATCAGTGCGTGGCCTAAAGAATTCACAGGCGTCCATGCTGTGAGGCCATCGGATTGAAGAGGGTTGAACTTGGCTTCCAGCCACATGTTGGTCACGAGATCACCGTTACGACTGATAGTGCATGTCACACGGTTGCCGAGTTCGGGGTTGCCGTTGAACGTTTGCTCGATGGACTCCATGGCAAAGTTGGTATGACGACGGTACACCACCTTAAAGAAAGAAATTTGGGGGTTGCCCGTCAGGAACACATCTTGGGCGCCGTAGGCCACCAGTTGCATTAAACCTCCTCCCATGTTTGATACTCTATACACAGAAAAAAAATGCAGTTGAAAACGAACTCGTGTCGAAATTGTTCAATATTAATGTATCTGTAAATTAGTGGCTGATGAACTTGCAATTGAAAAAGTTTGACCCTAGGACAATGCGCGACAACTCTATTGTGGTATACATCGCCAAAAGAATGAGTGGTAAATCCATATGCGTCAAGGATATTATGTATCATAAACGGGATCTTTCGGCGGGTGTGGTAATGTCGGGCACAGAAGAGGGAAATGGTTTCTACAAGGATTTTATTCCTGACATATTTATCTATAACGAGTACAGAGCTGACGTTATTGAAAAAATTGTCTCTAAACAAAAACAATTGGTGAAAAAAGGCAATACCAATCGAGTTTTCATTATTTTGGATGACTGTATGTACGACAAAAAGTTTTTACGCGAAAAGATTATGCGTCAAATATTTTATAACGGTCGTCATTGGAACATATTCTTCATGTTGACGATGCAGTATTGTATGGATTTAACACCTGATTTACGGTCAAATATTGATTACATTTTTGTGTTTCGTGAAAACATATTACAGAACCGAGAAAAGATATGGAAAAACTTCTTTGGAATATTCCCTACCTTTGACATGTTTAATCAAGTCATGAATGCGTGTACCGAAAACTATGAATGTATCGTCCTAGACAATACTGTGAAGAGCAATCAGATTGAGGATGTCATTTTTTGGTACAAAGCAAAAATAAGGGGAAATTTTCAAGTAGGACACCCTTCCATATGGAAATCACATCAAAAAAATTATGATCCAAACTATGATAACAACAATGCTCTTGTAGAGAGTGAACCTCAACGTAATCCTAATAAACCAAAAATCAAAATATCAAAAATGAAATTTTAAGTGTATACAAAAAGACACACCCCCATAACGTGTCAATCAAGCACATGTCCAGTGTATAAACCTTGGGCGATAGAATACTTTCATTGACAAGTTAACTACTTGGCATTGAAATCCATTTACAAAATCTTATCAATCAGTTTGTATTGCAGACATTTCTCGCTCGTCATTGTGAGCTCTTTTTTTATAATCTTACGAATCTTCTTTTCGGGAATTTCGCTCTTTGACACGTAAATTTCTTGAATAATTGTCATCAATTTTTCAGAATTCTCCATTTCGTCCTTAAGGTCGTCGTATTTCCCCCAAGTTGAACCACGAATCTGATGAATCAAAATCTGTGAGTGTTCGCGCATCCAACGCTTGTGACCACCCAACAGAAGAAAAGTGGCAGCGCTCGCAACAAATCCGTCTACAATGGTTACAACGGGTACTCGGCATTTTTCCAACATGTTCATACACGATAATCCAGCGTACACATCACCACCGTAACTGTGAATGTAAATATAAATTGAAGGTGGGTTCTTCAATTTGTAATCACATTGGAAATGGAGTAGTTTTGATTCCAATTTTTTTACATAGGTGGACAACAACAACACTGATTCTGGAGTAATTTCTTCGTAAAAGTAGATGTCGTTATGGCTCATAGTAATGTTGAAACCAGTACCTTCCTCCTCTTCTTCTTCCTGAGGAGGGTTTTGTTGAAGGTTGTTCTTGTATGTTTTTTTGGCTTTGTATGAGTAGTTCATTGTTTGATACTTTAGTGGGTGAAGTTCTTTAAGTGAAAATTTTCACAAATTCTGATACTGTTTTAACGATTTACGCATGCATTCTACGAACGCATCAAAATTCATGAATATATTCAGAGCGTTCACAAGCTCGTTCACGTGTTCAACATCATGAGTCTCAAAGTCCTTTGTCATCGAATGTACCTGATCTTGAATGGAGTCGTGAACGATTTTTGAAAACCCCTCAATGGTAGATGCGTTATAAATTCCGTTACGCATAAACAGCACGGTTTGTGCGTCCAACATGACACACGGCACATGTTTCTTTGAATCACCCACCAATAAAGAAAGAATGAAGAACGATACCAGGTCCTTCTCTTTCTTTATCGTTTGGAAAGTTCTGTCGAGCTCTATAATGTTTAATATGGTCCTCGTTTCGATAATACAACTGATGAGGTCAATGTTCAAATGAATGTTGCACTCACCACGTTTGCACTTAACCTTGACTAATGTCTCAATTGTATTTTTCATGTGTTCATTTTGCTGAAGCAGTTCATAATTACTTTGTTGGAGTACAGAAACTTGATGATCCTTTTCGAATAGCTCTGTGTAAACCTCGTCCATTCTCTACTTAACCTTCTTTCTTTTTAACCTCTTTCGCTCCTCGGTTTCTCGATTGTTCATGATGAAATCAGCACCGTTTTCTGCAAACTGCTCGCGTGACAAGGAAGCGTTCGTACTGTCATTCATAAACGTAAAAATACCGTCCCGAATGTTTTCCTTCTTCAGTGAGCTTTTTGTCGTCGACGTCAGAATAGTGAGTACTCCAAGTTCTCCAGCATTGCACACTTCCAGATTTTGATTGGACATGTACTGGATGATTTGCTCTCCCAAATCTGCCATTTGTTTCTTCAGCTCTTTACTCTCGGCTTGGGATTCTTTAATCTTTTCATCAATTGAGCAGTATTCATGAACCTGTTTCTTGAACGCTTCCGTCATTTATAATCAATATCAATTGAACCTTTAATACATTGAAAACTATACATATTTACACCGTTTGGATTTTATTTACATGCGTGACAATATGAATAGTTTATGATTCAGATTCTTTATTTTGATATCGGGTTTCAAAATGACTTTGTTGAATGCGTTTCCTTCGTCAATTTCGAAAGTTTCCGAGGTTTTTGGAGAAATTCGTTCCACAAAGCCGTCGTCCGAGATGACAAGAATTCCAGGAATATTTTCAAAAACTTCAAGTAGAACAGCATATGGAAGTTCCTTCTTTGGAAGACAATGCATATGATGCATCTGTAAATCCAATTTTGTACCCAACACAGTCGAGCATTTGAAACATTTCCATGATCCACACTTAAACTTTTTGTTCATGTGGTATGTAAGTGCTTGGTCACTCGACAGGCATTTTCCACAACGAGGACATACTGGCATAATCTAACAACTAACACTATTCTTAAGTATATAATCACACTACCCCATTTTGTAAATTAACCAACTCTCCATACAACAAATATTTTTATTTCAGATAGTTTATGTATTTGTATATTACATGTCTATTTTCTATGAATATATACATGCATATTATTGTTGAAAAACATACCTTTATAGCGACACAAAGTTAAAAACAACGTCTCAAAAATCACTTTAAAAACATGAAGGACTAGGTTACAACTTCTTGCAACATTGAAGTAATTTCAAACTGGATACAATGATGGACACATTCAAAGATTCTTCTAAGATTGTAAATAAAGGTACTGGTGCTGGAGGAGCAAATACTAATAAAAATGGGTTACAATATGAAGAAATAAGTGATTTATCAAGTTCATATACTGTTAAAACTGTAAATAAACAATATAGTGAGGTCACTTTTAATAAAGAAACAGATTCGACACAATTCATCTTAGTCAAAAAGAAGCAATTTCTGAAGTATTTGTCACCTGTTACTGATAAAAGTATCCCAATCGCTCATGGATGTAAAGAGCCCGACGAGTGTTATATTAATGAGAAGACAAAGACTATATTTATTATCGAGAAGAAGTACCAAAAAACACCTGGGTCCGTATGTGAAAAATTACAATCGGCTCCTGTGAAAAAAAAACATCTTCGTGAATTATTCCCAACATATAATACAGTATATATTTACTGTTTATCATCGTGGTTTAAGGAAATGAATCACCATGGTAAAAAAAATTGTGAGTTCGAACTAACTCTTTTAGAAAGAGAGGGTATTCCAGTATTTTGGGGAGATTCTTTAACATACAAGGAAGACATCATAGATTACATTGTAAATTTTAAAATACCCGACCTTCCGCTTATCAAGTGACGAACTAAAAGAAAATCGTACACAAGATTATATTTTGGATGGAGCCTAGGTGCGTGGTTTAAAAAAACAAAAAGATCGTTCTTGTCACGAACATGATGGTGACGAACAAAAAAATCATCATTAAATATTGTGTCGGCTTCATTTTCAATTTTCGGGTCATTGAATTTGACTTCATTTATACCTTATAAACAAAATAAAACTCACGTGAAAGATTGTTTTTAAAAAAAACATAACAAACATCTCAAATTTCACTTAAAAACCAACGCAACTAAGAGTATAACATACAATGACTGGTATTCAAAAACCATTTATAAAATGGGTGGGTGGTAAGACACAAATA